CCTCGCCCGTCTTCAACTCAACTTGATAAGGAGAACCAACATGTTACCAAGTAAATTGGATCATGAAGTTTTCATAGGCTCACGCCTATGCTCACGAAAAGAACCACATTACCACGAAGTGAAAGCCCGATCTAAAAAGGGCTCTAACACGTGGATTAGTGTCTGCAAGATCGGTTGCCAAGGTGGCAATCAGATACATGCGGACGTTGTCGCGGACTTGATTGATAGTCACTTAGGTGTCAAAACCGAAGTGAGCGTCGTTAAGTCGGACAAGGGTCTCGTGTCTCCTAATCAGATTCTCATTAACCCGAAGCTCATAGAGGACTTCCGCGATTTTCAATTGCGGTGTGGTTCTCATGAGTTGTGGGTCGAAGCACCGTGGGATTTAACCCCCACAGGACTTTGATTGAGTGTTGAGTATGGACGAAGCGAGGTTTCTAGACCACGTACCAGCGGCAAACCTGCCGTTGGATTTAATCGTGGTTTTGACCCGGTACGCCACCTTTGAAGTGCTTGAACAGCACCTCTCGGAGAAGGGCACCGGGTCCCTAAGTTAGTTCTCACCGCAAAAAGGAGCAGCGAAATCATGCCTTCAACACTACGCACACGAACGAGAGACGAGCTCTCTAGGCCTGCCAATCCAATGGTCATTACTTTATGTAATGGCACAGTGACTGAATCAGACCCAGGAGATACCTCTAACCCGTTAAGCTACGGTTTACTATCCGGGGTACATCAAACCACGACAGATGTCGTGACCCCTAATTTCCGATCGCGAATAGCGAAAGGCGAGATAATAAACAACCCGTTTCATTCTGTAAAGAAGGAATACGAGGTAGCTATCAATGTGAGCGAGTATAAAAGGAAGACTAGCTGCGGCTGCAGCGGGACCACTCAGAAGCGTAAATCTTCCCAGAACTTCTACGGCGTTGGATCTGCCGAGGAAAGCCTGGATGATAACCTTGCGTTAAAAGAAACAATTGCCTTTCGAGAGGAACTTAACCAACTGTCCACTACCGTGGGAACCCAAGCTTTGGCCAATGTAGTACCGGCCGAAATGGAAGGACTCGTGGATATGGCAGAATGGAAGAAGACTTTTCGATTAGTAAGGCATCCACTCAGCGGAATACAAGAGTACCTTAAGAAGGTGCGAAGATCGAGGCGTTACAAACGCTCGACCGCACGTGATCTAGGTACTTACGTCTCCAATGAGTGGTTAAGGTATCGCTACGGGTTAACACCCTTAGCGTTGTCTTTGCAAGGTGCTCTGAATGCGTCACTAGCTCCACGAATGTCTAACCGCGTCACTGCTCGTAGCAGCCAAAGTACTTCTTGGCATACCGACGAGTATACGTGGAACGCGTCACATCTTGTATGGAATAAATCTATCCATTATACAGGATCCGTTGTTGGCCATTGTCGAGCGGGCATTTTATATGACCACGACTTTACCAAAAACGACCTGTATGGGCTCTCTATGCATCAGCTACCAGCGGCGATATGGGAAGTAATTCCCTTTAGTTTTATCGTCGATTGGTTTGTTAATGTTGAGAGCTTTATCAAGGCTGTGACACCCAAGGCAAACGTAAATACGCTCGCTACATGGACTACGACCGAAATCGAGGAAACGAAAAGATTCGACGCAAGTTACACGTGGAATTCTATTAGTTGCCAAGACGAAGTCAAGAGTCCAGGCGGGCACTTTCAACGAGTTGTAACTGAGAAGACTCGTACACCAGGTGTTTCGGCGCAATTGTCCTCCAAGATCAAGAGCATCAACTTTGATGCTCCTAAAGATTGGTTACATTTGGCGGACAGTATCAGTTTGATATTGTCTTCGTTGAAATACCGCTAACCGTTGGGTTGAATTCCGTTGTACACGGATAGACCTGACACAAGAGGTAGATACAAAATGAGCATTACACTCAATACACTGGCATACAGCCAGGACGTCTCGATTAACTCCAACAAGATGTTGTATGTCGGCCCGGATAATACGTTTACTACCAAGGATCAGTTGACCCTTGGACGTACGAACCCGAAGCCCACTACCACATTTGCTGGGGTAGCTCGAGCTGAAGCTAAGAGGACCAAGACCGTGGAACTGGCGGACGGCAGTTTTGCCGAAGCTATTATCACGGTTTCCTCTTCGCTTCCTGTTGGTATGGCGAAAGCCGATGCTGACGCGTTGCGTGACGATGTAGGCGACTTTGCTATTTCGGCCGACTGCGAGACACTGTTCTGGAACCACGATCTGACGTATTAAAATGCGTCAGTTCGTACCTCTAGCTCAGCTATCGAAGAAAGCCTTGATAGTAGTAGCCTTAGTTGCCATAACCCTATATGTTTCAGGGTGCTGGCTCATCGCACAAGGAGATCATAATGAAATCCAAGAAACCACGCAAACCTCGAGTAACCACAAACCCTGTGAAAAGGGACGTGGTCCTCAAGCGGTACCGCAAGGTCCTGCTAGAGACTTTGAAGAGCAACTGTTCCAACTATTCATGGGCGCCTTACCTCTACTCGCTAATTCGGGAGTCGAGGTGGGCCGATTTGTATAGTTGGACTGAATCGGTCAAAACAGAAGTATATGACCATGCTGTGGAGTATTTCGCAGCGATTCAGTTAACCGCACTTGTCAAGAAGTACCCGTGGCATTGGAAGGAAATAGGTTTAACCCTATCGCCGGAAGATGCCGCAGTTGCCACCTTTGATGCCGCTGAAGAGCGGTGTCGGGTGACAAATAAGCGTTTTCGAACGCTTAGGTGCAGAAAGACATCATATAGACCGCAATTGGAATATATGAGGAAGTGGATCCTCCAGGTTTTGGGCGAAAGCCCTAACCTTAAAGAGATCTACTCAGAGTGCGGGTTCAGTTCTGGTGCCGCAATTGGTGTACACGGAAATGCTACCAACCTATACCGCAAACTGTACGCGGAAAGTTGGACCGTGTCACCTAGCGCCAGAGACTATGCATTGCAAGCGATTCGGTCTAACGACCAACTCCTGCTCTCCGCAATGGAGAGCCGAAACGGTTACGTCTGTTTTGATTACGACGCAGCCGTTACACGCTTGTACGACAAATGCATAGAGAAGCCCTTCAACAGCGTTAGTTTTGTACCTAAGACTGCAAAGACCCATCGGTCAATTGCAGTTGAACCATTGTTGAACTCGTTCGTGCAAAAAGGGATCGACACCACACTACGCAAGAAATTGCGGACGTGGGGCTATGATCTCTCCGACCAAACCAAAAATCAATACTTGGCAAGGAAGGGGTCGATTGATGGTAGCTTAGCTACCGTAGACCTGAGCTCGGCGAGCGACACGGTAAGTATCGAACTAATAAGATACTTACTCCCATGGGACTGGTTTGATCTTTTAAACCGGACCCGATCTGCAAGCTACTCTTTTGAAACCGGTGATGTTCGCCGGTATGAGAAGTTTGCGTCAATGGGTAATGGCTTCTGTTTCCCACTTGAGACACTAGTTTTCACTGCGGCAGTTCGGGCAAGTATTGCTTTTACGCCCGACGCAGCGAGAACACATAACGTTTATGGGGACGATATTATTGTCCCCACTGAGTGTTATGAAACCCTTAGTAGGTTGTTAAACTACTGTGGGTTTGTTGTCAACCCGGATAAGTCCTTTAATACTGGACCCTTTCGGGAGTCATGTGGAGCGGATTGGTACATGGGACGGGATGTTAGGCCCGTTTACCTGGACTATCACTTAACAGACGATCTTCGTCTAATGATATTCCATAACGCTACTTACCGCGGAGCATTGGTTGAGGATTTCTTTCGAAATCTTAGACACACGCTCCGTGAATGGGTGCCGTTTCACCACCGAATGTGCAGACCTAGGTTTGCACAGCCAAAGTTCAAACAGTACGAGGCAGATGATTTTGCCCAGGCTGTAATTGACAATGGCGCATTTAGTGTGGAGATGGACACGTTCATGGCATGTAGCGAAGCGCGTTGGGACATTAAAATCTACAATTGGACCTGGAAAGAGGTGCTTTGCACCCCGATACAGGACCGAGTAGATCAGCAGGAAGACCGTGAGGTATTCTTGCAAAAGTCCTTAGAGTTCGACAACGCGCGGTATTTAAGCCTCCTTCTGGGTTCTCCAG